TCCTGACCAAATTCATAACGGCCCCGACCTCTACCTAGTGCTGTCCATGTAGGCAAAACTGAATTATTACCACTAGTGCCTGGAGTTGACTTGTTGGGCGAAGGTGTATCACCACTCCCAATGGTTATAGGGTACGAACTTGCAGAAATAGATTTTGCAGCATCGTATAAAACACCCCCCGCACCACCGCCACCACCTGCATACATACCACCGCCACCGCCACCCGCAACAACTAGGGCTTCAACGGTCGCACCGCTTGGGGCTGATGTTACGTTAAATGTTCCTGAACTTGTAAAAGTGTGAATAGTTCTACCACCAGAATAGGTAATAGTTCCACCTGTTGCAATAATTGGTACTGCAATACCTCCACTAGAGGGTCTTCTAGCTACACCTATACCTAAACCAATCATTACTTATAGGCAATTATGCTACCTGAAGAGATAGCAAATCCAGTGATGATTCCTCCACCTGGGAGGTATGCTCCTTGCTTAAAGGTAATGGTACTCATACCACGAGCTGATAAGGTCTCCATTCCATTTATTTTAAATGAAGTAAAGACGGTGTCTTCTTGTGGTACGACGGCAGTGAACTGAACGTCATTTACTGTACCTGTTCCATAACGTACAAAGCCTCCTGATCCTGCCATTAGACCTGTACTTGCGGCAATCTGTCTTAACTTCTTAGACTGCTCGTTCATCAATTGTTCTGCATTTACGCTCATAGTTTATCGGTTTTAACCCAGCCTAGTGGCTCGTATTACAAAGTTAACTTTAATTATTACTTTGTCAAGTGGTTTTTAATCAGGTGACATCTGTGTCTGTTGTAACTCATCAAAACTTTCTCTAATCTTACCTCTTCTATACTTTTGGAATGTTTTCTCTACTTCTTTATAGAACTGAGTCTGTTCATTCTTAGGAGCTTTAGGTAGTTTAATATCATAGAAGTCTTGTAACATTTTCTCTAACTGTTTTACATCTTGAGAACCTTCGTAAGCACTAATGTCCTTCTCCATCTTAGCAGCTTCGATAACTGAGTTTGTAGACTCCATCATCATTTTTTCTACTTTAAGAACTCCCCACTCAGCAACTTTAGATTTCATCTCCTCTACATTAGGTTTTGACATCTTATCCCACTCCCCTTCCATAAAGTATACGTTATCTTGAGGGTCTCTCTTTAAGATTTCTTTTTGTAAGTCAGATATCCTCTGTTGAATCTGTACGTAATCTCCCAACGGATCTTGCATTCCTAACATAGGATTAAGTTTTAGCATGTCCATCACACGTTTTCTTGGAGCATAGAATGGTTTTAATCCTGACTCTACTCCATAGTACTTCATACCCATAGCAAGAATTCTAGGTAATCCTCTAGTAGGAGCAGGAGTGTTAACGATACTGTTGCCACCCATATCTCTTCTCTGCTCGTAGTAAGGCTCAAAAGGATCTGTTACGTTTCTCCAATCTAAGATTGCTTCAAACATTTGGTCAAAGCTTCTCATCTGGGGTCCAAACAAAGCATACAATGTATGTCTTATTGTACTACTAGCACCTCCTTCTTCATCTCCAGGTCGTGCCAAAGGTTGTCTAAAGAATGTTTTATAAGTCCAGTTAGCAGGTGCAAGTATAGGATGTAAGCTAATTGCTTCGTCATAAGTACCTAAGGAGATAATAGCTAAGAGTGCTAACAACTTAGAAGGATCGTCATCTCCTCCACCTCCTAAACCCATAAACAAAAGTGAAGTTAAACCTAATGAGATAGCGTGCATCCCAACTACGTTCATAGTATCTCTGAATATCCTTTGGTGCTTTTCTTTCTCAAACTCAGTACTTCCTAAGTCCATTCTTTCTCCAGCAACTAGGTAACGCATTTTCCTAATTAATGCTTTTCCACCTTCAGCATAAAAGCCTCCTTCTAGATTTCCTGTGTATAGTGAAAGTCTTCTACCACCGAAGTTAGTTTGAAGGTTAGGAGCTAACCAACGTCTCATAGACATAATCACACTTGCAAATAAGTTTTGCTCGTAGGCAGAACGTGATCTTGAGAAGTAGTTACCCTGTGTACTGGTATATAGTTCGTGAATCTGGTCTCTTAACTGCTGTTCAACTAATCTTAACTTAGTTTGCTTTGCGCTATTGGCTTTGTCCAAAGATGCTATACGAACATCCACAGAAGTTAGTAGTCCTTTTAATCTTGTCTTTTGCTCACTACTTAACTTTTCTATACTGGGGACTCCTTGTTGTGATAAGAACGTTGATATTACTTGCTTTCTTTCCTCTACTAGAGAACGCATTGCATTCAACTCTAACCCAAACACACCATCCTTAGGAACAAGTATACCGTCAATTACCTCATAAGCATCACTTAGATTAACTCTAGTTTCTTGACCATTAATTACCATAGGTACATCTAAACGAGCAATCAAAGCTTCGTAGATAGGAATAGTAGAAGACATCTCCATGTATCCAAATATCTGAGCGCTGAAGTTCTCTGCGTTAGCATACTTAAAGATACTTGTTTGGTGTACGTTAGTTGCTAGTTTGGTAGGATCGGCAGCAGGCAAAGCTCTAAAGTGAACCAACTTAAGTGCGTACTCACTGTATTGCTGAGAACCTATCTCTAAAGAAAGTAAGCTTCTACGCATTCTTAATCCTTTCCACCAAGCTCTTAACAACTCTCTTCTAGTTAAACCATACCTATTCTTACTTAGAACAATCTTAAGAAAGTTGTTAAAGATGTTTTTAAACACACGTAAGAAGTTAAACAACAATACTCGACTTTGGCTAAACCTAAAGATTCTTCTCACAGCACGCATAGTAGCCTTCATGTAAGGATTATCTCCCAAACTTGTGTTACTTACTTCACCTCCATAGAAGAATCGTTTAATCTCGTTGTCAAGCATCTGTACGTCACCCTCTGGTATATTGGTGCCTAAAGCAGCTTCTCGTGCAGCAAATACAGCAGGCATTGCTTTCTTTAATCCTGCAAACTCAGAGGCATAAGAACCATACTCTGCAAGTGACTGAACTAGTACACGAGATACTTGGTTTGTGTTTAATGGTTCTTTGTATCTAGTTTTAATTAACTGTACTTTCCTATTAGACTTGCTTATCTTTCTTTTAGACTCTTCGTCTATCAAACTTGATATCTCATCTTCGTACTGATCTTCTCCTGCTAATCCTGGTTTGAAGATAAGTTTCCAACCAACCCACCATCCTTTAAACCTTGCCAAAGGATTGGTGAACATATCAGTTATATTTTCCTTAGCATCTCTTGTTTTGTTAGGTACAGTGTAACCTTCAAGACGTTGTGATACTGGCAAGTTCCTTTGGATGTCCTCATAAAGAGTCACCATCTCATCAACGATATCTCTGTCGTCTTGGATTAACTTAGAGTACTCTTCGTTAGTATATCTGTTGTCTTGTGTTTCTCTTGGTCTAGCCGAACCTAAGAAGTTGTAGTCTTTGTTCTTGTACTCTTCTCTAACTCTAGGAACAGCCCAATCAAAGTTAGGATTCTCCTGTTTAATGTACGCAGCGTTACGAGGAATGGTACGATTCCAGATATAGATAGGTCTTTCATAAATCTTAATTACCTTTTGACCTGACTTTCTATCTATGTAAGTCTTCTTAATAGAAACGTGGTTTGCTTTATACCAATCACTATCCTTGATTCTTTGTTGTAGACGTAGCTCAGTAATCATCTTCTCGTAGGAAGAAATTAAGTCACTTCTATGTTTATCTGTACCAAACTCTGAAGGGTGGTTAAGTGGAGGTAAGTCATCGTCTAACTCAATGTCCTGCTCAACTAAACCTTCATTCTCAATATACTGGTCTGCTAACTTCTCTGCAAGTTCTTTTATCTCTTTTACTTGTTCAGCATCTGCGTATAAGTCTACTCTTGCTGCATTAGCAACCTTTTTGTACTGCTCTTTGTAGTAGTCGGTGGTTTCTTTAGTTTGGATATCACTAAGTTGCTTGAACAAAACTTTGAGGTTTTCTTTGTCCTCGTCAGATATTTCTCTGTTTCCTTCTGCGTCTTCCTTAAGTTTCTCAATCTTTATCTCAATATCCCTAACTCTTTCTCCTAATCCTCTTTGAACCTGACTACCTACTATAACTCCATCTTGGTCTCTATAACCTTTAACTGAGTTAAACAACTCATCATAAGCCTCGCTTAACAAAGGATCTTCTCCGTACTTAAGGAAAACTTCTCTAATCTTATCAGCGATACTTCTTTGTAACTCAAAGAACTCAGGGTCAATCTCAGTACGAGTATTTGCGTCAAGCCATGTCTGTAACTCTTTCTTAGCTACTTCTAACTTTGCAATATTGTCAGTTAACTCGTTTTGTTTAGCTGTAACATCTTGACCAAGTGCAATATCATCTGCAATGTCTGTGTTTAATACACTTATCTTACGCTCTAAGTCAGCTACTTTTTGTTTACGAGAGGTCTTCTCAATCTCAAAACGTTTCTGAACCTTGTCTGGGATTATAAACTCAACTGCCTCTAATGCTCTACGTTTGTTTTTATAAGCAATGATTGACTCGGCAATGTTTCTTTCTTTAGTGCCTTTTAGTTTCTCACTACCATCTTCGTTAAAGATAGAACCTAGTCTTTCATAGGCTCTTCTTAACTCTGTTCTCTGTTTTCTTTCTTCTTCACTAGTTTCAGCATCGCCAAACACCGCTTGGTGTTCTTCTAACTGGTCTAATAAGTCTTCACGAGCAGCTCTAGCATCAGCACTAAGTAAATCTTCAGCTTCATAATACTCATTTGTGTAAGGACGTACTGCATAATCGTCTAGGAACTTTTGTAGTTTCTGTTCAGCGTCTGTAATTTCTGCCTCTACACCATTTTTCTTTGCTACGTCTACGTTTCTTTTAAGTTCTTGCAAGTCGTTTCTAAACTCAGCTTCTTTGAATTTAGTATTGTAAGCAAGTTGTTTAACTACTCTACGCACGCCATTGGCATCGTAGTATACCATATCAACCTCACGGGTTAAGTTCTTGTAGAAGTTATCTATACTTTGAGTCCAACGAATACCATGTTTTTTATTCCTGGCTTGAACTTTCTCAAACAACTTACTTGCCCTATTGGTATACTCACGACTCTTGTTAGCTGCCTCTGTCAAGTGTGTATCCAAGTATTCTTTAACTACCTGTACTAAAGGACTACCTGTCATGTTAGCCACTCCTAAGTAGATGGTAAAGAAGTTAGCACCTTTGTATTGAGGGTCCATACCAGTCTGCAATAACTTAATAATGTTTTGTTGAGTAGGAACCCAATCTCTAAACATCCTAAGTTGATTCAAGTCTTTTAGCATATCAGCTGCCTTCTTGGGCTGTTTGTTTGCTATAGCTTGTTGATATAGTTCTTCTTTAGCTGCAATCTCTTGATTTAATTGACTGTCAGGTTCTTGTAGTTCCTTGGCAATCTTTCTAAAAGGCTCACTTAACTGAGAAGCTACTGGAGCTAGTATTGCTGACTTTGCTTCATCTCTTAAGTTGTTTGCCTTCTCTTTGTTTCTTTTGAGTTTGTCAATTAGTTCTTGTGATACAGCATCAAAGTTTTCTACCTGACTCCTACGTTCTTGTCTGAACTCACCTGCCATACCTAAGTTAGTTTGCAAGTCTGTTTCAGTTTGCTCTAACCTAAGTTGAGGCATCAAGTACTGATTGTAGGCTGCCATTTGTTCTTGAACAAACTCAGCTATATGTATCGCATGATTAAACACGGACACAGCATCTTCAGAACTGTAGTATCCTAAGTTTTCCCTGTGCAGTTCTACATCCTTAATAACTCTATCCATTAAAGTCTCTAAAGCTATCAAGTAGTCGATAGAGGACTTAATAGTACTTCCTAAAGAAGCGCTTGATATGTTTCCAAACTTCTCTCTGATTCTTTCAATAGATGCAAAGCGTGGGTCAATCTCAGCTAACCCTTGGCTTAGTTGCTTCCAACTAGAACTAGTGAAAGTATTGTCTACGTATTGTTGGAACTGACTTAGATTAACACTCAAAGGATTTACAGGTTGAGTAGCGTAGGGTTGGTTAAACCTTAACTCGTGCTCACCTGCTAAGTCTGGCATATCTTCCAGATTATCCAGGTACTCAAAGTAATCTTCTACGGTTTGATTAACTCTATCAAACAATGTATCTCCTAAACCTAAAACATTCTTTAAGAATCTCTTTATGTTGTCTGTTACACGAGATATGAATGTCTTATCCTTGTTTGTTCTTTCTGCCTCCTGTAAATCGTTTCTGAAGTTTGGATTAGAGAGATACTCGGATACAAACTCTTCTACGTTCTTGAAGCCGTAGTGGTGCTGTAGCCTAGGGTATTTGGACTTATACTCAGAGATGTATCTTTCCATCTCTTGTCTAAACTTAATCTCTTCTGCAGTAATAGGATTAGTTAAAGCTGATATTGTATATGCGTGTACTGCTTCGTGGATTAACTCACGAGCAAAAGACTCCGTGTTAAACTCAGAACTTACTGTCTTACCGATATAGATAGTATTGCCTTTAGGGTCATAGAATGATCGTTGGTACTCGTCATCTACTTCTGCATCGTCAAATACTGCAAGTCTAAGTGTTGGGTTTATTCTCATTAAGTTACGCAACCTCTCTAACATCTTGTGTTGGAAAGGAGGTAACTCTTTATTCTTCAGTAAGTTATCCATTAACTCTATTAACCCTGCATTGGAAAAATCCGCAACGTTGTTAATAATCATATCAGGAAACTTAACCTGCCTCAAGTAATCTTTACTTACAGGTTTTAAAGACTTGCCATTAGGAGCTGGTTTGATAGATAAATAATACTTACCGTCTCTAGCTAATACCTCACTCTGTATTAAACTGTACTTAGGGTTTAAGTTAATCTCATTGGTGATTAAGTTAAATGCATTTGGATTCTCGTAGCCTTTGTTTAAGTAACCTAAACTTGCTACCTCATCCATTTGTTCTGCTGCTCTGATTTCTCGTGGATTTAAACCTAATCTTAAGTGTGTGTTGATTTGGTCTATAGTAGGTTCTCCTGCAAAGTTTAACTTAGGACTGTATCCTTGTTGGCGCTTAGTCCAATCAAAACCAAGTTCAGTTTTAAAAGTATTAGTAGTAGTAGCCTCGTAGATTTTCTTCCCTTTGTCAGGAGGAAAGAAAGAGGTCAACTGGTAATACGCGGGACTAGTTATAGTTTTACCGTTGAGTGGAGATTTTATTTTTGCAAAACAAGACATTATGTTGTATTAATAGGTTATACAAATTTAATCTAAATAAGAAGGAATGCAAGTGAAGACTTGCACCCCTTCACTTTGTAAGTTATACTATCTCACAACTGTCCTCCTCAAACCCAAGGTCATCAAGATTACCTTTATCATCATTGGGTTGCTCAGGATCTAACTTCAAAGTTAGTTGGATGTCTGCTGTTTTAGTTGGAGGAAACTGTGTTGGAGTGTTTGGGACATTGGCACTTGGTGTATCAGTGTCTTCTTCAAAGTTTTCTATCGACTCTTCTTGAACTGGTTCAGTAGGTTTAACCTCAACCTCAGTAGCAGTAAAGTTACTTTCTCGGAACTTGTAAATCTTAATTACTTCTGGAGTCAATCCGTTAATAGTCTTAGCCATCTCAGAATAGTTCTCCGTAAAGAATGTAGTTAATCCTTTGATAGGTCCAGAAGTTTCTAGGGCCATCTTAGAAGAGAATCTAACTAAACTTAAGTAGCTATTAAAACTATCACTGTTTGTGTTCTTAAGATTCAACAAGTCGTTAAACGCTTTACTAGTGTGTTCTACGTATACTTCGTGAGGAACAATGAGAGACACATGGTTAGAGCTGAAAGAACCTGCATACTGTAAGTAAGAACCCATACCCAAGTCTTCAAAGAAACTCTTAACTTCTTGATTAGGGCTATTCAATCCTTCTAGGAATGCTTGTCTGTAACTCTTGCTGTTCTCTTCGGTATCAGTATTCTTTAACTTAAACTCAATCTCTCTACCTTGATTCTCTACGTCTATAAAGATGTTGTTGATTACAAAGTTGTTTCTTACTTCTGGGTTCTGTAATAACTTTTGGAATCTTTCCTCTATGTTGTTTGCACTAGTTCTTACAAAGACTCCGTTCTTACCTCTATAGTGTTCGAGTAGATTTCCTTTTGCAGGAGTTTGAGCTGTTAGTAGTAGGTAAGGAACCAAGAGATTGTTCTTATAGCTCTGAATCGCTTGCATCTTATCCTCTTCTTTAAACAATCCTTTTCTTTCTAGGAACGTATAAATGTCAGCATGCACTTCAACTGAGTCTGACAAAGGATAAACTTGACGCATAGTCTCTTGAACAAAACTACCTACGTTAAACTGAGCCAACGCAGACTCTTTAAACATAAAGTCAACTGCCTCTGCATTGAAGTTGTTTTTCAACCTACCACTTGACGTAAGAAGTTCTTCTGATTGGAAAGACGTTCTGTAGTTTGTAGTGTTAAAGTCACTCATAGAAGTTAACTCTCTAAGGCTCTCTTGCTGTCTTACAACTACGTAGAACTGCATTAGATAAGCTAAGTCTCTAACTGCTGCTTGTTCTGGAGTTAAACTTGCCTTAGGGTCAAAGTTGCTTATGTACTTATTAAACTGCGACTTAACCAACAGGTTGTTTACAAACGTATCAGCAATACCGTTAGTAGATTTTACTTTAAGTCCACTAATCCCTAGTTGTGCAGAGTCTATTAGACTCTTAAGCTCAGGACTTGTAATTTGAGTAAGTTTGTTTTTAATCAGTCCTAAGATTGCTTTCTTTTTGTTTGGTCTGATGTTGTCTAGTTTCTTTTGAATCTCAGGTCTGTTGCCTAACTGAAGAACAGTTCTAATTACAGGTGAGTTAATAAACTCTATTACTTGCTCTACTGGAGTTCCTGCAAGAATCATTGCGTGAGCCAATGGACTAGTTTCCTCATCCATACCCAATAGGATAATCCAATCTTCCTTAGCAATATCTACGTGTCCGTTAATAAACTCACTAAGTACCTTAGAGATACGATTCTCTCCACGAGCATCTTTCTTACCTCCTAACAGTATGTTGTTGTCAGCATCTTTATTGCTTTCAAAGTAATACTTAGTTACTAAGTTGCCTGTGAACTTTAATCCTGCTCTTTGGAACTCTTTCTGAAGAGTGTTTATCTTAGCATCAATACCTAGTGCATCCTTTGACAGAATGTTTTCCATATAGATTCTCCAAGAAGTCAATGGGTTAAAGATATCCGTTGTGCTAATCTTTTCTCCAGGGATTGTATACTGGGTTAATACACTGTTTGTGTTAGGTGTAATTAAAGCATCGTACAACTCACCCTGCTTAAGAACAGACTTAAGTGTATTTACTAAGTTATTACTTAGGCTCTTTTTGTACTCGTCTATTACTGCTACTTCACTATTTAGCTCTCTGAGTTTTTTACGTATCAAGCTAATGGTTTGCAATACACGTACATCGTTAGCATTGTCAAATACATCTAAATCAGCAAATGCTCTTTCTAAATCTTCGTTATCAGACGCAGCGTTTCTAGCCCATTGTGCATCTTCTTTAGATAAAAGTCCACTATCTAAGAACTCTTCTACCAAAGCCTCGGCATCATCAATCTCAGTTTGTACCTCTTTAATTTTATCTTTAAGTGCTTCTCTTTGTCTAAAGATATCATTCTCTGCAATTTCTTTGTTAAGTAACTCCCTAAGAACCATGATTTCTTTTCTAGTTCTCTTTAACTCCTTCTGCTTATCTAATCTAGCTTCGTAGTCGGTAGTGTTAAATTGCTTGTTATAGGTATTTCCAAACTGATCGTAGGCTGTTTCAAAGAATGTCAACTTATCAATGTCATAGTCACCACCAGACTTAACTACAATCTGAGCAGGAAGAACCATGATAGCTCCTGCAGATTCAGGTAAGAACTCTTTAATTATTGCATGCTCTAGTTGTTGGAATCCTTGTACAGGAATACGAACACCTACCATAGTAAGTTTGTCCATATGTTTCTTTTTCCAAGCAACATCTGCGGGAGCCTCAGACTTTAAGATTTTGTTTAACTGTGCTAAAGTTCCTACTTGTTGTTTGTTATAAACTAGCTTAAGTAAACCTCCATGCTTCTTAGGATTGAAACCTATCTTAACCTCCATAGGTAGAGTTTCTCCTGTAAGAGGATCTAATCTATAGAACTGAAGTTCATTAGCTCCGTATTGCTTTAACTGTTCTGCAGTAGGTTTAGCAAAACGTCTGCCTTCAAACCCTGTACCTGCTACTTGAATGTAACTCTCTCCGTTAATCTTCTGAGAGATAATCTTATTGTTGATTGTGTTAAGTACCAGACTCTCTAATTGGTTGCGATTGTTAATAGCATCCAAAGGATATTTGAAAGTACCGTCATCGTTTACTTGGATAAACTTACGCAATGACTCAGGAGCTTCTTTGTTTTCTAACTCTTCAGCAAAGAATCTTGCCATCTGAAGTTGGTCTACACTTACAATCTCTTTGTTTGCGTTTCTCTTTATTCCTAACTTTCTCTCTAACTTAATCTTCTCAAAGCTAACCAAATCATCAATGTTCTGCTTAAAGGTGTTGTATAGAGACTCAATTTGTCTTTGAGTACCTTCACTAAAGTCAGAAGATATTTCTCCATTCTCAAAGAAGTCTCCGAATATCACCTTCATCATCTGAGTAGATAAGGTAGATTTATCTTTGAACTTAGGTGCTTGATACTGTTGCTCTCTTAAGTTTTCTAAGTGTATTGAGGTAACATTGTTATCGCCAAGTGCATCGTTTACCACTAGAACCTTTTCACCTTGTTCATTAGTTACCTCTTTATAGAAGTCTATAGACTCTCCGTATTGAGCCATCTTAGAACCAGACTTAAATGTATAGTAGTTTATTTTGTTTCTATACATCAACTCTAATTGACTTTCTAATTGTTTTCCTTCTATGGCACTTGGTATTAGAGGTATAAGAGAGAATTTGTGCAATGCTGTTAATTTAGGATCTTCTACGATAGCACCGTATTGTCCTAACTTCAATGGAGGAAACAGAGCAGCACCGAAAGTTTCAGTAATCTCATTCTTCTCTGCATACAACGCTTCCGCATTTGCTGGGTTTCTCTTAAGCTCTTGGTTAATCTTAACTAATCTTACTTGTTTATTGTAGGCTCTTTCTTGGTCAGCACTCCATCGGTTAATTCCGATTAAGTAGTTGCGGTAAGAGTCTAGAGTAATTACACCTTGTGCGTCTGCTTCTTTTGGTCTATTAGCGTACTCAGAAAATTCTGACTTCTCTTCTTCAGTCAATGTATCCCAGTTACCGCTATCGTATGCTTCTTTATAATCCTTGTATGACTCAGCACTAAAGGTATTTACATCATTGTAGATAACTGTTCTTAAGATAGGACTAAACTTATTACTTACACCTGTGTAGGCAATGCTTAATGCGTCTTGGTTTGTGTCGTTATCAAAGAACTCTTGTGCCGCATCATCCCAAAAAAAGGCATTACCAGGAGAAGAGGTAAAAGGAATACGTTTAAATACCTCACGACCATCCTTATCAGTTTTATCAAAGTTAGAAAGGTCTCCAACAAACGTCTTCATAAACTCTACATTGTGTATGAATCCGTTCTTAAGATAAACTTCAGCTAAGTAACTTAAGTTCTCTGCTGTTATCTGCGGAGGATTATCCCTAAACTCACTAGGAAGTAACTGTGTACTTATTATGTTTAGTTTGTTTAGCTTCTCAGCGGTCTGTTTTAACCTTTGAGATTCGCTTACTGATTGACCTGTTTGGATATTTACAGGTGTTGTAAAGGTATCTACAAGCTTCTCTACTAACTTCTCTCCTTGAATCCTAAAGTAATCTTGCAGTACGGTAGACATCATAGCAGTTGCTTCTGTGTAGGCCGCTATGATTTCTTCTTTTGTAGTAGCTTGTTTAAACTTGTTTAAGGTATTCTCTGGGAGGATATCATTGAAGATGAATAGATTCTTACCCAATCTATCGTAGGTAGTTCCTCTGCCTTCTTCTTCTAGTAATCTAACAAGTCTGTTTGCTTCAGAGGCTAAGTACCCATTAAATATTTCTGTTAGTCTTTTCTCTGACTCTAGTCTTTCTGTAGGAGTAACAAGCTCAGAGGCATTTATCGCTACGTAAATTTTCTCGGCAAGAATTGGATTAGATGAGCGTACTGTAAATGCAGAAGTCTTATCTCCAAAACGAATATTCTCTACCTCAAGTGCCTGAAAGAAACTTGCAAAGTCTTGGAATATCTTATCGTTTGGATGTTGGTCAGTAGTTGTTCTACCTGACTTAGCTCCAAAGTTTTTAATCTCCATACCATCATAGTTGGCTATGTTGATTTGGAGTGGGTTTCCTAGTGAGTCTTTTTTTCTTGTGTAAGAACTTAAAGGATTTGCCTCGATAGCATTCTTTTTTCTAGGTAAACCAAACATTCTTTCTAACCAAACTGATCCTAAGATGTCTAGGTTCTTT